ATTGTTCGATTCGCTCAATCCAATCTATCTGTGTATAAGAAGAAGTAAAAACGCATCGATACAATCGTGTAAACGTGTCGGGTTGTATTTTGATGGTATTGAGAAGTCTTACGATACGCATATGAAAGAACTGGATTATATCGTTGAGAACAAGAACGGTATAAATATTCAAACTGAAGAATTGATAGCTGGTGATTTCCATTCTATCGGGAAGGCGTTTGATTGCGCTGGAATGAAGTTTGACAAAGAGCTAGCCTCTAAGTTTGTAGATAGAAAACTCTGGCACTTCAAATGATCACAAAAGAATACAGAGAGCTAAACGAAAAGCTCCATCAGAGAAATAGAAATTACGGTGTCGGAGGAAAGTTTTGGATACAGCCCGTTAAACAATGGGCTCGTTCACACGGATGCAAGTCAGTACTGGACTATGGTGCTGGGAAAGGTGTTTTGTCAAAAGGGCTTGAAGATACTCTTGATGTAAGGATGTATGACCCTTGCATACCTGATATAGCGGGATTACCAGATAAAGCGGATCTTGTTGTCTGTAAGGATGTGATGGAGCACGTAGAACGAGAATATGTTGATGATGTTCTGGACCATATTAAGGAATTGGCTGAAAAGTCAGTTATTTTAAGTATCGCAATCATAAAAAGTAACAAGAAGCTGCCAGATGGCAGAAATTGTCATATCACTATCGAAAAACCTGACTGGTGGCTTGAGAAAATACGCAATCGCTGGAAGATCGAGAAGGTAGAAAGAAAGGATAAAGCAGTAGATGCTTACTGTGTTCTCCTTTAAGTGGGGCTCTAAGTATTCTCCGGATTATGTAAATATTCTTGACAGTATGCTTAAAAGGAATTTAAGCAATTTCAGGCATATCTGCATAACTGATGATGATAAAGACGTTAATGTTGAATGCTGGCCGTTGTGGGACTTCTACAACGGGATAGGATGTTATCGAAGGCTATACGTCTTCTCTGAAGAGTTCGGTGAGCGAGTTGGCGGAAAGTTCGTTTGTATAGACCTGGATTGTATTATTACCAGTAATATCAGTGAGTTGTTTACTGATGACGACTTCAGGATAAATGCATCCCCTGGAATGCCAACACATTACAACGCAGCGATGTTCATGCTGCAGCCTGGAACCAGAAAACAGGTCTACGAGAACTTTAAAGGACCGGTCAAGAGCCGATTTACTGGAACGGATCAGGCGTTTATTCGTGAGACGCTGCCAAACGAGAAAGTCTGGAAAGAAGAAATAGGCCATTACGGAATTACTGATATTACGGATAAGAAGATCGTCTTCTTCTCAGGGCCAAATAAAGACCCAAAGATCTGTAAACATCCGATAAGAGAGTATTGGTATTGAAGATCCTGACAGCGTTCCGTCCTGGTGGACTTTACACCGAAGAACACATAGATCGTCTCTACAAGCAGGTTAAATATGCTTCAGGGCTTGATCTTGAATGTATTCTTGGTGAATACCCGCATTGGTGGTGCAAGATGACAGCCTTTAGAACGCAAGGGCCTGTTTTATATTTCGATCTTGATACTACGATTGTCGATGATTTAACGCCGTTGATTGAGATTGCAGAAAGTGAACGCTTCGTTACTTTGCGAGATTTCAATTATCCAGATAGAGTTGGATCTGGCGTGATGTCGTGGAATGGAGATATGAGCCACATCCATTCTGAGTTCGCAATCAACCCTAACGTGAACATGAATACTTTCCCTGGTGGCGATCAGGACTTTATCGGTGAAGGCCATCATTCACCTGAATATTGGCAGGATCTTTTACCGAATCAGATTCAATCATACAAATTACATGTGAAGAGAACCGGCATTCATCCTGATTGTCGTGTAATTGCATTCCATGGGAAACCTAAACCTTGGGATATCAATGAGTTAGTAAAGGAGTAAGAGAATGAGTGCAAACCCATTAGTAGACGCTGCTGGACTTGGTGACGTAGAGATTATCATTCGACAGGCAATTGTCGATCCTCCAAGTATGGCTACAACGGTAGATGCTACGGTCAGTGCTACTGTGACTGATGTTGAAATCGGTGACTTTGTAATGCCTATCGCGCCATATGATTTGCAGAGCATGATTGTAAATGCCGGTCCATCAGCCTCAAATACTGTTGATGTGAACTTCTACAATGCCAGCGCTGGTACTGTTGATCTTGCCTCTGGCACATGGACATTTATCATTCTTAAGCCTGGACAGATTTGAACCAAGCCCTCCAAGAGGCTCTATCTCAATTAGAGTCTCGAATAGCTCAGCGTAAACTCTACAGACATCGCCCATACGGGCATCCAGAAACACTATGCCCTGATGGCGAGCTGTGGAAGCAAAAGCACGAACAGGGTGAATGGTGCGAATGGTCAAATAAGCCTTGGCAGTATGATTTCCACGAAGCCGGAAAAGACAATCAGGAAAGGCTTGTTGTCTGTGGAAACAGGGTAGGGAAGTCAGAATCAGGCGGTTATGAAGTAGCCATCCATATGACTGGGGATTACCCAGACGACTGGAAAGGCATTAGATTTGATAAACCGCCTCTTATCTGGACTGGTAGCCCTACAAATGAGACTTCAAGGGACATTATCCAAAAGGCTTTATTGGGTGGGACTTCAAAGGAAGAACTAGGAACCGGGTTTATTCCAAAAGAGCGCCTTTATGGAAGGCCAAAGATGCGGCAAGCAGGCTGTTCTGATGTTGTTGACCTTTTTAAGGTCTCTCACAGCTCAGGAGGGGTTTCAACCTGTGTGATGAAGACATACGAGCAGGGGTGGAGGAAATGGCAAGGAACGGCTCCACAAGTCACTTGGTTAGACGAAGAACCTGATGATTATCGTATATACACAGAAGCTTTAACCCGTCTTCTGACTTCTCACGGGATCATGATGGTGACGTTTACTCCGTTACTTGGGCAGACTGAACTTGTCAGGCATTTCCAGCATTCTGATAACGAAGGCGTTTGGATAGGGACTGCCACGTGGGAAGACGCTCCACACTTATTAAAGGAAGAAAGAGAGCGTATGATGCGCTCATACCCACGGCATGAACTTCAGGCTAGGACGATGGGTGTACCCATGATGGGTGAAGGTGCTGTGTTTACAACGCCTGAAGAGGACGTTGTTTGTGATCCGTTTGAAATCCCTCATTACTTCGCTCGTATTAACGGTATTGATTTTGGTTTGGATCATCCTTTTGGTTGCGCCAAGCTGGCTATAGACCGTGACAGAGATATTATCTATCTCTACGACGATTACAGGAAGAAAGGTGAGATTAACTTAGCTTTCCATGCTGAGAAGATCCGAAATCCCGATCCATGGATTCCAGTGGCATGGCCCCATGATGGTGCAAAGCGCAGTCCTGGAGCAGGTGATAAAGAGTCGCTATCACTGAAAAACAAGATGAAAGGGTTAGGGGTAAACGTCCTAAACAAGTCAGCACGATATAAGAATGATCGTGGTGGCCCTCAACCTGTTTGGCCGATTATTGAAGAGATTTCTGAAAGAGAGAGGACTGGTCGATTCAAGGTTTTCTCAACCTGCAATTCTTACTTAGAAGAACGGCGTAATTATCATCAGAAGATAACTAAGTCTGGTGATTCAGAATTAAACCAAAGACGTGATGATACTCTAAAGGCATGTTTTTACGGCGTAATGATGCGCCGATACGCAAAGACATTTCATTCAAAGGCTGTCAAACGTCCAACAACTTCATGTTTTAGCACAAGGGTTCACTATGCAATGGACTAGAACACATCTTCCCTCTAGCCGGGCTCAATTAGAGCAGTTTATAAAAGACAACAATCTACACCCATTTGCGGTTACTAATTACAAAGGCCGTGATATTTTCTTGGCTGAAACTGAACTAGAGCTTGATAAGCCTGAAGAATATCCATGGGGTTATTATCAAACTGCATGGTTTGTAACACGGCCCGATTCAATGGAAAAGATGGATGGCGGTAGTTGGTTGGAGTTTGAAGCTATGCACGACATGGAAGCAAGCTGGACACCACATACAAAACAAGAAGCAAGGATTGAAGCGACGATCAAGATGGCGATGAACTGGATTGACAAGAGTGAACAAGCAGGGAGATATGATTCCTAATGGCTGATAAAAAGTTCACCAAGTCAGACAAAGACATCATATCTGAAAAGATTGTTGACACCTTCTCCAAAAGAAAGGGAGATCGGCACATTCTTGAAAGCCAGTGGCGTGAAATAGATCGACAGATCGCTATGGAGCCCGGTTTCGACGTTCAAAAGCAGCGTCAGGGTGATATCGAGTCAAAGAAAGCCTGGATGGCTGAAGCAGAACTTCCTAACCAAGCAGAAACCCTTGAAATAAGTACAGCTGATGCAAGACGCTTGATGATGCCTAACGGTGTCGATTGGTTTTCAGCCCATGCTGCTTTGACGGATGATTATTTGGAAAGGGTTGATTTCCAGTCATTAGTCGCTGGTGATCTAAACGAAGTCCCGAGTCAGGTAGATCAAGACAATGCTGATAAATTGGTCCAGGGCCTTTTAACCCACTGGCACAATCAATATGACTTCAAAGGTAATGTCGATTTAATCAACGCAGAAGCATTCAAATATTCCATGGGTGTTGGTCGTGTTCGATATGTGAACAAACGTGTCTTCCTACACGAGACTAAAGGTGTTCAGTTCAAAACACACAAAATTCCAATGCTCGTACCACGGAGTATTAAACACACCTATTTAGATGATACTTGCCATAGTTTGAACAACGAAGGTCAGATTGTCGCCCCCGGTCAGATCTTTGAATATAAGCAGTATGCCAAAGATATCATGATGGCGACTAAAACAGGCTCAACAGATGTCAATTTAATGACTGGAGGTTGGATACGAAACGCTCTGAAAGGCTGGGATGAGGAAGAACAAGTCCAGGTAATAGAGTGGGAAGGCGATATGGTTGTCAATCGTAAATCGACTGGCTCCATGTATCTTCCAAACGCCATTATTTCAGTTGCTGTCGGGTCTAGGGATGGAAAGTCAGAACGGACTATATTCAGAATTCGCAAGAATGACGTTCCATATACCTCTTATATCCTATTCCCGTACCACAGAGAGCACATTGACAGTCCTTATGCCACATCTCCATTGATGAAGGGTCGCCCTTTACAGATGGCGTCTACGCAAGCCCTTAATCGACTGATGGAGTGGGCTGCTTTACAGATTCAGCCCCCACTAACAAAAGACGCTGATGCTGATACAGACCCTGAAACGTTTCCAGGGGCGGTATGGGATGAAAGCGTTAGTTCTAATCAGATTGGTGATGGTAACGCCATGTTGGCGGTATTTCAGGCCCTGTTAAGCCAATACAGTGACGTAACGGGTACTACAGCTCCTAGATTGGGCCAGCAGACGCTTTCACACACAACGGCGTTCTCAAAAGAGGCTGAATTGGCAAGAGCACAGATCAGGGTTAACGATTATGTTAATTCTACGCTCGAAAGTCCTCTAACTCGTTGGTTACATATAGAATATCAGTTAGGCCGGAAGAATATGGGCGATGAAATGTTCTATATCAGGCCCTATCAAGGCTTTGTGAGAGTTAGAAAGGAATTCTTACCTGATTTTGTTGAGTTCGAAGCTTTTGGCGCTGGTCAGTCAGCCGATGAGAATGTGAAATTCCAGCGGAGAATGGCAGCGTTCAATCAAGCCGTTCAACTGGATCAGTTGTCTATTTCACAAGGCAATCCTCCTTCACTCGATATCAATGCATCTATCCAGCAAATCCTTCGTGAGGGTGGCTGGACTGATATTGATGTATTAACCCCACAACCACAGGCGCAGGAGATTGCCCCTGAATTAGTCAACCCTGGAGCCGGTGTAGCCGCACAGCAAGCTCTAGCCTTTGGACAGAGATAATATGTCACCAGAAGCCAAAGCCCTCTTAGAGGAGCTTTACGGAAGACCGGAGTGGAAAGAGATAATCGAAGAAATTGAAAAGGTTAAAATTCCACGATTTAAACCGATCAAACAACCAGATCACCAACAAGAGGCCCAGTTTTATAACTGGGTTTTTTATTCGGGTCGTGCTTTAGAGAACGACCGTATTACTAAAATCCTAACAGGAGAAAGAAACCATGTCCGAGGTTAATGAGACCAATACAGAGGCGCAACAGCCATCTGCTGAGGTTGAAAACGCTCAGGAACCGTCTCTCGACAGCCTACTGTCTGAATACGATGAGACACCTAAAGAGGAGCCAAAACAAGAAGCTCCTCAACCGAACGCACCTACCGTTACAGCAGATGTTCAAGAATTCATGGCTCGCCAGATCAAGAGAGAACAGACCGAAGCGATCCAGGAATCTGCGAAAATATTGCGTGAGGCTGCTGGACAAACCCATCTATCTGAAAAGTGGTTTGAGGGGCAACTCCATGTTGCCGCCAGTCAAGATCCACGGATATATGCTGCGTTTGAGAACAGGGCCAATAACCCTGGAGCATGGAACGCTATTCTTAAAACATTAGGCAAGGATATTGCCAAAGAACTGACGCAGCCACAGACCGATGAAGCATCCACAGAATCATGGAACGCTGTAGAGGCTAGTGTGCATAGTGCATCAACCTCAAATCAGGCGGAGAAACAGCTTAACTGGGCAGGAATGACCGATTCCGAATTTATGGCAGCTAAGTCTAAGCTTCGCTAAGGAGTAAATCATGGCTTTAACTACTTCGGGTACTAGTACCCTTCAAAAACCCGTTAACACGATTTTCATGCAGACGCTGCTTCGTACTGCAAAATCTCGTGCGGTTCACTTTCTCGGCACCACGCCTAGCAGCATCCAGGAAAACATGGGTACGACTACGGCAACGTGGCGTCGTATTACGATTAACTCTAACCAGCGTGGGACTTTGGCAGAGCAGGCAACTACGGCGTATATGAATACCCGTAATGCCTCAACGCTCCAGATCAGTGCCCCTACTGCAACGGCATTGAAATACGGTAACTTCGTGATCCTTAACGAAGAAGCCGACATCATCAACTTTAATGGTCAGACTGACAAGATCGTTGAAGTCATGGGTGTAGATGCTGGTGATTACCTCGACATTCTACAGAGGACTGCAGAAGTAGCCTGTGTAACACTTATTTATGCAGGTGGTGTTGCTTCTGAAGGTGCTGTTGTGTCGAAGATCACAAAAGCATCTATTCAGTCAGCGGTTAACACCCTGGACAAGAATAAAGCCCTTACCTTTACGCCGATGACAACCGGCAGTCAGAACTTCGGTACTACCCAGCTGATGCCTGGATTTATCGGTATTACTCATCCTGACGTAGCGATCGATATCACTCAGCTTGCTGGATTTAAGCCTGCTGAAACGTATGCCGGTCAGGTAGCTCTGTTCATGGGTGAATACGGTTCCATGACGGTAGCCGGTCAGACTGTCCGCTTTGTTTCCGGTCAGAACGCTGACGTTGAAGCAGATGCTGGTGGCTTGACTGGTACTACTGGCCTTCGTTCTACCACTGGTACGAACATCGACACCTATACGACCTTGATTTACGGCCGTGAAGCGTTTGGATCGCTTGGTTTCGGTGCAACTATGCCTGATGGTGCGTTTATGGCTGGTGATGATGTAAGTGCTATTCGATTGATCTCGAAAGGTCTTATGTCTGGTGGCACCTCTGATCCTTATGAGGAAATCATGACAATTGCGTATAAGTTCTGGCACGCAGCAACATGTCTTAATACGGCATGGGCTCGTGGTATCGTTTCTGGAGCTACTGCGCTTTAATCTATACGCCCCCTCTTCGGAGGGGGCTTTTTAAGAGGTAATTATGTCTAGAGTTGCAATACTATCAACAGATGGCCGAAGTGAATTCCAGAGGATGTCTCGCAGGGAGATCTGGAGAGCATTAAAGAATGCTAATATCCCATACAAGGCAGGATGCACCTCTGAAGACGGGATTAAATTATTGCAAGCCAATCAAGTTGATCCGATGGAAGTAATTGAGTGGGAGCAGATTCAAGTACAGGATGAAAAAGGCAATACGACAATCCAAAATCATCCTAAACGTGTACAGCCTCAGCATTCAGAGCATGAGCTTCTGAAGCGTGAAGAAGAAATGCAGAAACGTCTAGATGAAGCAACAGAAAACGAAAAGGCTTCGAATGAGAAAGCGAACGTTCTTGAAACTCAGATGAAGGCATTGGCTGATCAAGTAGAAATGCTGACAAAGGCTCTACTTGAGAAAGAGTCAAAGCCCAAAAAGACAAAGGAATCAGATCCTCACAAAATGAAGTACATGGCGTTCAAGAAGTGGTGTAAAGATCGTGGTCATGAGCTTCAAAAGGGTGAGAACAAGGAAGACATCATTGCCAAACTAGAGGCTACGGATGAAAACATTACTTGATGGAGTCAATGAGGTCTTAAAAAGGGTTCAAGTAATAAGTGAGACAAACATACTCACGACCCTGACAGACTCAGGCAAGCAGACCTTCATAGACCTTGCAGTTCAGGCATGGAACGAATCTGTTGATCAGATCTATTCCAAGGCGAAAAAGATGCGTCCAAGGCAGGGAGAGGAAGACTATATCACTCTGATAGAGAACAAGCGGTCTTACTCTTTGCCTTGTGATCTTGTCCAGATCAGATGGCCCTTACATGAGGAAACGAAGGGTCTTTATATCCATGAATACCCTGGTGGATACGAAGAACTAAGGAATATACAGACACAGCCTGCCAATTACACTGGTTCAGCAACGTTTGCAGCAATTGATCCTATCCAGGGCGATTTGTATTTAAATCGAGTTCCGCTAGCTGGTGATGCAGGTGAAGTGTACAGGTTTTTCTATTGGAAGGATTTAGGGCTTGCGCTAGAAAGTGATCAGTTTCCGTTCTCTGATACTGTGTTTAGAGCGATGGTTCCTGTTGTTGCAGAGGTTTGGCGATTCTATCAGAACAATCGTTTTACGACAGATGTAGCAAAGGTTAATTATGGAAGGGCTGTAAGAGCGTTATTGCAGCAACCGAGACAGACCGCTTGGGTTAAGCGTTATGGCGGTCAGATTGTGACAAACCCACTAGGACAGAATCCATTCGACGATGCCTGATTTACTCGGACCAGAAGACTCAACAATAGTCCTTAAATTTGGTGGTGGCGTACACTCCAGGCCATCAGAAGAGGATATTGACCAAAGGGAATGTAGCGATGGCACTAATTTCGAGCTAGACCTACAGAACTTCCACTTTCGCAGAAGGAAGCCTTTTCAGTTTCTCGGACAAGCGCCAAATCAATCTTCAATTAGGGGCTTTGCTACATTAAAGAAAGCAAGCACAAATCAGGCCAGTTTACTCGTACAAGCCGGTGATACTGTTTACGAGTTTGACGGGACCACGTTTACAAGCAGAGGATCTGTCTCAGCAGGATCGAGGTTAAGAGGTAGAATTTCGCATAACTGGCAATTAAGCCCTGAAGTTGTACTAATTACAGACCTTACGCTAACTGAAAATGTTAAACAGTGGGATGGAACAACTTTAGCTGATGTTACATTCACAGATGAATTAGGTGGGGCATTTGGCGACTTTAAAGCGAAATACTGTGTAATTCAAAATGAAAGGGCTATTTTCGGTAATGTTATAGACGCAACAGCAACAGCCTTACCGCAAATTATGATTGGCTCAAAGGTCAGTGATTACACTGAAATCACCGTTACAAGCCAACCAAGCTCAGCACTTGGGGAAGATGATCCTTTCTTCATTACAACGCCAGACCTTAGACCCATCAACGGGATGGTTTCTGCGTTCACTATTATTGCTTTATCAACTCAAGAAGGTCAGTTCTATCAATTAGTTGGAGCAAGCGCCAAGGACTTTGCATTCAAGGAGTTCTACCCTGAATCAGGCGCTTCTGGTGATGAATCGGTTTCCTTCGTTGGTAATGATATCTTTTTCGGCAGACCTGGAAGGGTTGAATCATTAACAGCCAATGACAAGTTTGGTGATGTTGAAAATAACGATCTTAGTGTTGGAATTTCAGATCTGCTAGAAGATTATGATGAATGGCACATTGAATACAGCCAGAGAACACAGAAAGTCTACTGTTATCAAGATGGTAAAAATGAGATATGGGTATTTTATAAGCCGCTGAGAAATTCAGAATTGTCTCCATGGTCAAAGATGACAACCAGTCATTTCATGAACATGGACCCTAGCGCTCTAATGCGGGCCTATTCGCCTGAAGATGGTCTTGAATATATCTATTTTGGCGATACAGCCGGAAATTTATATCGGATGGATATCGAAGATCCAGGCGGTGACGGTGGATTAAACTCAATAAGAACTGTCAGGGAATCAGCATTATTCAGGTTTCCAGGTGATACAGAATCATTTGTCATGCAGGGCTGGGTTAAATACAGAAAACCTGTTGACGATATCACATTAACTTTAATATTCAGATTTCAGGGGCATCATATTTACAGGCATCAAATTGATGTGACATTGAAAGCTCCACTTCAGAGGTTTTTTTATAGTGACGGAAACTACTACTCAGGTGGTATCTATTACGGAAGCATCGTCGGGGAAATCGGACAAGAAATCATCGGTGTCCCCGGAAAGAGCACGGAAGTCCAAATCGAAGCAATCCTTGACGGTAAAGCGGACTTCTC